GAGCGAGCATCGCGTGTCACTTTGGACACAAAGCCTTCAAACTCTTCAATCGTGCCGAGCGCGGTACCGTTGCTCATGTAACCTTCATAAGCCGTAAAGCGTGGCTTTTGCCCTACCACACAGCCCAGCAATGCCAGCACGTCGGTATCAATCCCCCAAAACTTCACCTGACAGGTCAACGCCTCCATCCCATCATCGACCGGCGTCGGGGCGTCTTGGGCACCGCTACGTAAATTGGCGACCTGAATACTCAGCTCCGGCGGCGTGTATTCGTGTGCCCCTTGAATGCGCTGGCCTTTGGCAAAAAAAGACCAGGCACGCATTGTGCTTTTGTTTCCCATTAGGCGGTCATCTCCTCAACGGCATAATCATTATTGACGCGAACGCGCAGGGTAATGCGCTCGGTTGGCGACTTCGGACCAAAGTCGTAATCGATATACAGCTGGCCTGCGGCCAGTGACTCGGCGGTGTTAAGCTCTTCATCAAGCCATGCTTTTCCCCCGAAAATCGCTTTGAGGCCAACGAGCTGGCGCATATAGGCATTGATGGTGCCGATAATATCGTCGGCAATGTCGCGATCGAGCGGTCGGTCGTTATACAACACCACGGTTTCCTGAATGCTGTCTTCGATAACATCCGCCGAGCGGCGTACCGATTCAAAACGCCACTGCGGATCGGTCGTACACAGACGGTTGCCCCAATGCTTAAATCCGTCACGGCGCACAATGGTGCTGATATTTTCCATGTTCAGCAGGTTGGCCTGACAGTTCGGCTCACCCAAAATAAACTCGTCGACCTGCTCCACGCCGAGGATATTGTTAATATCCTGATTGGATTTACTCCACCACCAGCCCTTCTCTACATCGATACGCGCACGCAGACCCGCTGCGCGTGCCGAATACGGCATATAGACGTTTTCGCCAGCAGCATTAGTCACCAGCACACGCGGACGTAACAGCTCGACGCGCGCACCGTATTGCTGGCGACGCTGCACCACCTCCTGCGCGGTGGCCATCGATGCACAATCTACGTAGGCCACGCCCCGCAGCTTGTTCGCCTGCGACTCTATGCCTTTGCCCACGGCATCATCTTCACTAAATCCGGTGGCAATCAGCACCCGCGGTTTGTAGCCGGTGATTGACTCGCTTTGCGCCCACGCCTGCATCCCCGCAAGCACGGCGGCGCGCTGTTTGGTTTCCTCTGTTTCCACCGGCACGCGCACCACGATAATGAGCGCCGCACGCTGATCGTTAATATCAGTGATAGCTTGCTTAAGCGTCCCAGCAGCACCCAGTTTATTCAGTTGGCTTGTTCCCACCATCGCCACTGGCGTATTGAGCGGGAAAGGCTCATCTTCGCCGCTGGTGAGCGTGACGCTAAACGGGCTAATAAGGCCCTCTGCCTCGGTAGCCGCCAGCGTGATTTTGCTGTCCGCAATCGCGGCAACCAGCGGGGGGAGTTCGCTGGCTTTTGCCGTCACGACGCCACCGGCATCACAGCCGAGCGTCAACGTCAGTACACCGGCGTTATATTCCGCTGATGAGGCCACCGCTTCGGGCGTTTCAGGATCGGGAACGGCGGCAACTGCCACCACCTTATATTGATTACCTAAGCGCCCCGGCAGGCTTGCTGCAAATGACAACACGTTATCGAGCAACGCGGTACCGACCGTCGCGGTGGCGTTGGTACCCGCCGAGGCATCTGGGGCCGTTCCGACAAGGCCGATCACGGCAGTCTGGATAGTGGTCACCGCCACCGTCCCCGACGTTAGTTCTATGGTTTCAACGCCATGAAGTTCTGACATAGTTTCTCCTGACATAAAAAAACCCGCCGGAGCGGGTTACATTTTCTGGTTGGGTTCTTTCGTAACGCTGTCGGTTTCCGTGTGCGTATGGCCGTTATAGGTCAGGCGGATACCACTCATTTTTCCTTTGCCATCCGAGATCTCTCCGGTGGCACCGATATTGCCTTTAACCGTAGTATTCGCATTAATCGTGGTTACGCCCTGCACCGTCAGCGTGTCGGTGATTTCCACCGGCCCATCGAGCGTCCCTTTGCCGACAATTTTATAGGTACCTCCTTCGGCAATCGTAATGGTCAGCGCATGGGCTTCGCGGTCATAACGCACTTCGGTCCCGTCACCGTAGACCGTAATATGCTCCGACTCGCTGCCCTCGGGAACCGGTGCACCACCGGTGGCCCAGCCCGGAAACACTCGACCGTTGTTCAGGTCGCCCCCTTCAGACAGGACCGTCACCGCATCCCCAACCGCACACGGGTTCACATCAGAGCGAAAGCCCCCAGAGAATCCCTGACACAGCGGTAGCCAATCGGTAACAAGCTCACCAATTGAGACGCGGCATTTAGGGATCTTGCCGTGCTGTGTAGAATGAATCACACCACGCCGCACGATATTGGCAAGACGGCGCTGCAGATCACCTTCCATATCACTCATCGGGCGCCTCATAGATTTTGCGATAATCGGCTACGTGCTCGGCGCCAACCTCGGGCACCTTGCCCAGCCATACCCCTTTCACCGGTACACCACCGCGCGCAAACGGATCTGCACCAAAGGCGGCGCCCTGCTCAAAGGTGATACGCCACACAAGATACTCATCCATACTGGGGTCGAACGCATCGGGCTCCGCGGAGACAAACACGGCACCATCGATATACGACAAACCAAACTGCTGGCCGTCAATCCACTGAGTTAAATCCGCCGCAGCGGTACGTATGTAAATATCCGGTTTGGTGATGGTGGCACTGGCACGATCGACCACGATATACAGCGATACCGAAAGCGATACGCTTGGTTGCCCACTGGTATTACTCTTGGGGTCCCAGCCATCCACGGAAAGGTAAACAGCGGGGGTCACCAACTGCGTGGTGTTCTCGGGATAGGTATCCGCATCCGCCACCCACGGTAGGGCTTTTAAGGTCCCGATCACGGCGTCATGATAAACCGCCATCGATAAGGGCTCAGCCATTGCGCCTCCTATAGACTGATTTTGGCCTTCACGCGGCCTTTAATGTCGGATTGAAAGTGGTGCATAAAAATCGCCATCACATCGGCAAAGGCGTTATCTTCCACGTAATCAAGCATCGGGGCATAAATGTCGATTTCAGCCTCTTTTGCTCGCCGCGTCACCGGATCACGGATAACCACAGTGCGCCGATTCTCACGCCGCGAACGAGCAACCTCCCCGTTGGTAAAGTTTTGGGCTTGCAACATCGAGCCTTTTGGGTCAAACCCCGCCTCGCCGGTAGATTTACGCCGCCCAGCAATATAGCGCCCGGTCGTCGGATCGCGGCGGTCATGATGGGGACGAATACGCCCCCGAACACGACCTTTCAGATCTTTGACCTTGATGGCGTTTAACCCAAACCAGAGCTTGGCCTCATCGAGCATCGCGCCGCGAGAAATGCGAAAAGAGAGCAGACGTTTACGCACCATCGCCAAACTTCGGGGCGCCAGACCGGTTTTTAAATCAGCCAACGCCTGTTTACGCAATGTCACCGCCGTACGCTTCAGCGCACGTGAATAAGCATTGCGATACTGCTTGTGTGTGGCACCGGCGGCATCGGCAATTTTCCAGAGTGCACCGGTATCGATATCCACCAACATGTCACGGCGTAACCGGCTGTCTCTTGCCATCTCATCGACTCCACTGTGTGATATCTTCCACCGGCTTACCCGGCTCACCCCGCGCCAGTGTTATCGTGCAGGTACCGCCATCATCAGGACCGACTTTAACGACCCAAAAAGATGATGCCCCCACCCTGACCCGCGCTCTCTTCTTGACCCCCTGCACCAGCGCCGTTTTTACAAACAGTGAGGGCGCCACGTCCTGAAACTCACCGGCCTTATGACGTAGGGTCACATCCGCGACAGGTTCATCAAAGACGGCGAGGATAGGTTTCATTTCACTATTAATTTCAATATGAATGGAAGGCGATCCCATGGTGTCTAAAATCACATCGTCAGCACCGCAGAGCGCCTCATCAAAAAGGTTATCGAACACATCGCACATAGGGACCTCACTGCACCAACGTCACCAGCCCCGCAGTCGCTAATGCATCCGCTTCATCCACCGCGACGCGCAGCAACTCACCGGTATAAATGAGGGCTAGCACCTCATCACGCTCAGCATGCAGCGCTCGGACATGCAAGGTTTTACACGCTACTGCGCGAACCCACGATGACTTTGCCGCCTGAGTGAACTCATCATTGTTAATACCCACAGGCAGAACGACACTAGTTTCTTCATTGCCATCATCGTCATTTAGCGCATCCAACTCGTCCTGCGCCTCTCGAATACGCATCTGTAATTCTGCTGCGGTACCGCTGATGTCAGCATCGCGCCCCAGTTGTGTACTCAGCGCCTGTAGTTGGCCAATCAGCTCATCTTTGTTCGGTGTTGCCATACTGCCTCCTAACGCGGGGCGATTGCCCCGCCCTGAATTAAGCCAACGTCACCACAACAAACTCATCCGCATCCGCCAACAGCATTAGCGGCGCCGACTGGGTCATGGTGTACTCACGTGCAGGGTCACCCGTGGTGATCCAGTTTTTAGGGTAGCGACGCGCTTTAGTGATACCTGCCGCCAACGCCTCGGCATCCTGCAGGGCGCCATAGGTACGAATACCGCGCGCTTCAGTGTTGCCCAGTACCAGTGTGTTATCCGGCAGGAAATTGGTTTTCTTCTGGGTTTTCGGATCGATGTACTGGCCGGAATAGACTACGATGGCCACATCGCCATACATCCCTTTGATGGAAACCACTTTATTGAGGTCTTTGAGCGCGGTTTCCAGATAAGCCACCGAGCCGCGGCGGGTATCGAGTTTCTTTTGGACTTTGTCAAAGCTGGTGAACAGCGCCCATGCTTTCGGATCCATCACCATGATATTGATGGCGCCTGCTGCATTGAGAGCATACTGTTCGATATCGGCAGTAGGATCATAAGTCGCCTTATCTTGCTTGCTCCAACCAGCGGCTCCTGCTTGGGTGATATTGTTCGCCGCCGAACGCTGCATATCCACTTCTACTGCATCAAACTGCTCGCCGTTCATCACAAACTTACCGAACAGCACCCCATCCACCGCCTGTTTTTCTTCCACCTGTTGGATCGCCAACTCCTCATCTTTGAGGTTTTGCATAATCAAGCGTTTACGGCGATAGGCCGGATCTTGCAACAGCATCGGATCCTCATCCGGCAGACGGCGCAGCAGCATTTTCGGGTTGATTTCGTGCTTGGGTTTAACGTATCCCGGCTGAAATTGGGTTTGAACACCGCCGCGCGTACGTTCAATTTTTCCGTTGATCGTTGGGGAGATATACACCGCCATGGCGACTTCACCGGGGATTTGGGTTAGGTCCACTTTTTCGGTATCAAACTCGTAGGTTTCACGGAAAAACAGACTTAAAAATAACGGGTCGAACTTGAATTTCTTCTCAGTAACGGCAATCAGTTTACTGGTCGAAAAGAGAGAGACAGGCATGTCTTTTCCTCATAAAAAAACCGCGCTAGGCGCGGCTTGGGAGAATTTAAAATAAACGAGCAGATAATTACGGCGTTACACCACGCTCAATGCGGTACCGGCAAATGCGTTGTATTTCAAGGTATCGCTTATCCCCTCAGGCCACTTCACTACATCAATCCGGAACGTGCCTGATTTGTAATACGTGAGCGTCGTAGCCCCTGCCGCAGCATCAAGCGCCAGCACCCCAATAGCTTGACCTGCATGCGCGCCATCCCAGACCACCAGCGCGTTACTAGTTGCATCCAGCATCAGTGGCGTAAATGCAGGGGTATCCGCGGTCATTGCACCCATACCAACGCCGGTATAGGCAGGGTCATTACTGCCGAGGGGTTGGAAATGCTCAAATTTTTCCTGATTCATCTGTGTGTCCTTATACCGGAATATTGTCTAAGTCATCGGCATCCGACAACGCCGCCGCACTGCCCGTGCCTAGCGTCTGTGGCGCACTGGCCATCATGGTGTCGAGCGCGGTATCAGTGCGAGCTTGAGCACTGATAGACGCCGACGCCAGCAAACGCTGCGCATCAGCAACGCTCATCCCCGGCGTATTCGCCAGCTCGGCCGCCAGTCCTTCACGTCCTTTGGCCTCTGTACATCCCAAGATCCCCATCATACGCTCACGTTCAGCGGTGACCGCGGCGTTTAACTGCTCGGTGGTCAGGGTGGCGCTAGCACTTGATGCTGCCGGCACCACATCATTCGTCGTTTGTGCCACAACCTCGATGGTTGTCGCATTTGCTTTCTGGGACATTCTCCCTCCTGTCGGGTAAATTTTAGTGTTTAACGTATCGGCCATCAGATTGAGCGCATCGGCATTAATCACCAATGCATCGGAAAGCCCCACATCGATAGCTTCCTGACCAGTAAATACCTGAGCCTCTGTTTTCATGACGGCCTGTAACGATAATCCGCTGTGCTCAGAGACTTTCTGCGCAAACTGCAAGCGGGTTGCATCGATACGACGCTGAAAATCTTCTCTTACGGCGTCTGGCAATTTTTGATACGGATTGCCATCCACTTTATGGTTACCGCTATAAATCAACGTGATTTCTATGCCAGCCTGCTCCAACTGACCGGCATAGTTGCTGTGCGCCATGATGACCCCGATAGACCCCACGCGCGCAGTCTGGGTTATCAGGCGATGACTGCACGCACTGGCAATGAGTTGCCCCGCCGAACAGTGCATATCATTGGCTAACGCCCAAATAGGTTTATGCTCTCGAAAGCGCGCAATCATGTCGGCGGCATCAAAGGCCCCCGCCACCATCCCGCCCGGCGTATCCATATCCAGCAAAATGCCCTTAACATCCGGATCGGCTATCGCCATTTCAATCCGGGTGATGAGGCCGTTATAGCCCGTCATACCCGAATATGGTCGCAACGATCCGGCTTTGCTCACCAACGTGCCCGAGACTGATAGCTGAGCGATACCTTGCTGTACGTCATAGCCTCTATCTGTACCGATCGATGAGCTCCCCAAATATCCAGCCGTGACCTCCGGCATCTGGGCGGACTCAATCACAGCGCCGCTGCTGTCAATCAATCGGCCCGCACCAATTTCCTGCCCGAGCGCGCAAAAGAAAACCCGCGCATAGGCGGGTTCAAGTAACAGCGGCTCATTAAAGGCAAGACTGGCAATATGCGGCAAATTACGCGTTTGCATTTTTCTCCTCTTGTGCTGATGGTTGGGACTGTACACGCATGACATCGGCAACCCATGCCGGCGGGGTTAAGCCCGCCGCTTTGCGTTCTTCAGACTCTCGGCACTGCTGGCGGAAAATATCCTGATAATCTTCCCCATATTTGCCGCATTCTTTCTCGTAAGTGCTCAGTCCAGCCTCGATAAGCATGATAGATTCTTGCACCTCCTTCACCCCATCGATCGCCATACGCCCTGCACCAATCCACTCTGCATTTCCCCATGCGCAGCGAGCCTCTTGGAAGGAGAAACGGGCATTTTTCGGCATCGTGACCACACGCCGCACCAGCGCTTCTTCTAACCAACATCCAAACATCTGGCTCGCCTGACGTGCGGCAATGAATTTGCGACGCCCTAAGAAATAGCGCCACGACTCGTTAGCCGAGGCTCGCGCACTCGAGTAGCTCACTTGGCTGTAATCACGAGAAAGTTGTTCGTATGACACGCCAAGCCCTGCCGCGATATAGCGCAGCAATGACTTTTCAAACACCGAATAACCGTTATCAGCATTCTGGGCAGTTTGTAATTGGAGCTTATCGCCGGGGAACAAATGCGGAATTTTAGCCCCGTTAAATTTGACCTGTGCCGCTTGGTAATACACGAGGTACTGTTCGAGCATTTGATTGAGCGGGGAGGCTGTCCCCGGTCCTTTATCAGCACCGAGGATAAACTCAAAGGCTTTCTCAGAATCTAACTCAGACTCAATGGTTGCCGCATACATGGCTTTTACGATGGCACTTTGCAGTTGGGTGTTTTGCAGCGTATCAAGCATTTTCATTTGCTCCATCACGCTGTAGAACTGATTAGCACCTCGCGTTTGCCCATCCTCCACCGGCTCAAAAATGTGGATCATGCTGGGGCGACCGTTCGGCATCTCACGGGGAATACGGACCCATTTCTGTGTCCCAAAATGAGGATAACTGTCCTCACTCACCCAATAAGCGACCGCAGCACCATGGCGATCAATATCTACACCTGCGCGACGCTGCTGCGTATCGGTTCCGTTGTAAGGATTACTGATACGCTTGGGGCTAACCATCTTAAAACGTGTACGGAATAAGTCGCCATGGCTCTCACTCCAGCACGGCTGTACGCCCAACTCACCATTAAAAGCATGCATGGCCACGCCTTCGCGGATCATCATGGTAAAGGTGCGTTTGCGCTCAACATCCAAGCAACAGTTATAGTCTTCGGCATATTCTCGCCATGCGGCTTCAACCTCATCCGAAAACGCTCGCGCATCTTGCTCATCAATACCGAGATAACGCCAGTTTGGACGATGGCTCAAACGAAAAAACGATCCGACGATATGATCCTGGTGTAGCTGAACGCCATTAGCCGCAAATCCATTATTGCGCACCAAATCATCAGCACGTGCGTTGCCGCGTTCTAACGTAGGTAATAATGCGGCATCGACACTTTCAGTTTGTGGGATCCACTTCGCGAGCTGCCCCCCAAAGCCACTACCGCCCCCATGGTATCCGGCATATTCACGTAGCGCCGTGTGGCCATCCGGCCCCAACAGTTCCGGTGCTGATGGATTCATAGCACCCCCCCAGACGGCGGACGGCGCCGGGAATATTGCCCCAACTGGCCTTTTAAGTTGTCGATATAATTTTGTAATTGATCGAGAGAGGCGGAAGTAAAATCGACTTTACGCCCGTCTTTTTGCACGGAAACCACACGTTTCCCAATCAGTAAGTCATGCAGCGCACGCTGTGCCGCTGCCAAATCATTTTCAAGGCTCACATCATCCTCCTAGGCTTGCGGCTAAAGCGGCTAAATCTTTAGACGGGGTCTTTAGTGTTGTCGGCGACTGCTGTGCCTCCCAAAGCGCATTCAGGTCTAATTGCCAACGCGATACGCTGATGCGCAGTGCCGCCAGCGCATAAACAAAACAGTCCAGCGCCTCATTGCGTCGTTTTTTAGCATCCCACATGAGCTTCACCTTGCCGTTTTCGTATTTTTCCACCAGCTCTTCAGCGGTTAATTGCTGGGCTTCAATCAGATCAAAAACATCAGGGTTATTTGGGAAATGGACCACGCCCGCACCCGATTCACTTTCGGCAGGCGCAATCTTAAAGCGGGAATAAATCACTTCCTTCGCCGTATCGGTGCCAATTTCCGTGAGAAACACGCCATCTTTATTTTTCTTACGTGGCATATTGGCCACTGGCTTGCCATATACGCTTGCTCCCTTGATGGGAATGACGCGAAATAGACCGAGCCTCTTCGAACGCTTATAGACAATGCTGGGGTCAATACCACCAGAGTCCCAACAAATACGCCCAATACTGACTAACGAGCCATCCTTTCGGGTGTATTGCCGCGCTATCGCCGCATCCACACGTAACAAGGTTTCTTCTTCGTCATGCCGTCCCATGACAATGATGCGATCGATAAGAAACGCCTCCTCATCCGGTCCCCAGCCCCAGACACGGCACTCATAACGGTCGCGTTGGGAGTCGATCCCCATCGTAAGATAGACAGCGCGATCAGGGACCTGTGCAGGATAAAACTCAGCGCGCTCATGCAATACCTCGGCATCAAGGCGATCGCCAATATCCTCTGACCACGTCTCCCCCAGCGTCGTATTCACAAAGGTTTTACGCTTTCCCGGATCCCCCAAAGTCTTACGAAACTCTTTCACCATTTGTACCCACGTGGTGAATGGGCTGTACGCGGTCCAAATGTGGAAAGACACTGAGTCAGGTGGGTCAATCTCTGTGCCCATGGAGCTAAACCATCGCAAACCGTCGGTGGTCATCATGCCGGTGGTCTCGCAGATGTACCGTCCATCAGCAAAATTCACTTCGTTCTGATGAATAACGCAGGCATTGTGCTCGCACAGGTAATAGACACTCTTGGGTTGTCCTGCCTCCCATTTGAAGCCAAACGGGGTTTCTTTGTCTCCCCACTTGAGAAACTGTTCACCACCGCAGTGTGGGCATTTAATGTGGTAACGCATCAAATGCTCAGACTCACGCGCCGCGCGTTCTATCTGGCAGATGCCTTTAATTTTTGGCGTTGAGCCACGGATCGATTTAGGCCAAACCGAGCCCTCAATACGCTTATCACCCAGAAAGGTGGGTGAGCCCTCTTTCTCGATATCTTCATCGAAAGCCGCCAACTCGTCGTAACTAACAAAATCAACTGACTTTTCCCGGTAGTTCTTCGCCGCTTTGCCGCCTAAACACCAGAAGCCACGCCCATTGGAAAAACGCTTCATCGAAAGCGTATTATCTCGGTTCTTTTTGCCATACCACGGCGCTAGCGCAAGTAGTCCGGGCACATCACGGATCGTCGGTTCAATATGCGATTTCATGAAGTTCTCAGCATCGCTATCGGTGGGTTGCCAGATAAGCCCGTTACGCTGTTTATGCTCAATAAAATAGCTGATAACGCCCAACAGCATCTTGGAGTAGCCAACACGCGCTGACTTAATAAGATTCACTTCACGGATATCATCGCTGCCCATGGCGTTCATGATCGCCACCTGAAACGGCAACGTTTCCCAGCGCCCTTCTTGGTACGAAGACTCTTTTGGGAGGTAGTAATTTTCGTTGGCCCACTCCACGGCGCACACCGGCACGGGACGAAACAGAACACGTAATCCCGCAGAGACCGTTTGCTGCAAACTACGAATTTGTTTGCTCGATATATTCATTCAACAGCTCCGCCACTAGCTCCCCTGTTGCCGCGGCTTTATTCATCGCTTTGACCACGTCGCGCTTTAAAAACTCGATATGCCTATTCTCTAACTCAGGGAAACGACGCTGCATGGAAAGAGGAATACCATCTAAAATACCGGCGATTTCGGCGGCAACTCGGGAGAGGACAAAAACACAAAAGGCAGTCTCTACCACTTCCGCCATATCTTTTGCATTCTTTAGCTCTTGGGCGTCAGCTTGCGCTTTTGTGAGTCGCCAACGCTCAAAATCAATATTAACCGCGGCATCATCTTCAGCAGCCGGTTGTTTTTGGCTCTGATGCTCGAGCCGGTTTTCCAAAACAGTGCGCACATCGTAGAGCACTTCGCGACCACGGCGTTCGGTGGGCGTGACACCCCATTTATCAAATGCCTGAACAGAAATCCCGAGACTCGCCGCCATATCTCGCTTATTGAGGCAGACGGTCATGGATCACCTCCTCAGGTTGGTGTTAGTTGTTATGTTTTTTTACGAAATGCGCGCGGGACAAGGCCTGAGGGGGAACAACGAAACAACAACCAACTCTCCAAAAAAGCTCATAAATAGCGATATTTCGCGCGTCTACCGCCCCTCGGTGTTTTTGGGTGCCAGAAAGGACCCGCGCAAATGATAGAGATTATCAACAAAAACCCCGCATTAGCGGGGTGGGGGGGGGAAATTACGATACTATATATTTTGAATTAGAGCGGAGTATATTTTTCCTTCAACTCCCTACCCCAATGTCTAAGAGTTCGCGATCTTCTGGCTATAGTGTCTTTACTTAGTGAATGGCATTGTTCAAGTAAAAACTCCTCAGCTGTATCTGGATCTATTTGAGATAAGTTTTCAACCTCTGACCAGTTAATCCAAGCCCAACCAATATGACTCACCTCAAAGCATCTCGCAGCAATTTTATATTGGTCTTCTTGTTCAGACTGAATTAACTTTTGCCCTATCGCAGTTACTTTACCGTTAGTATTAAGCAGCCCTAAAACTTTTGCAGCGTGTAAATAATAATACACATGTCTTTCTTGTAAACCTGTATTCTCAACAGTACAAGGCTCGCCACTCCATTTGACTTCAACTACTTTAAAAACTTTTTCTAAAGTATCTGCCTGCGGAATTTGATGACCACTAACTGCAAGTGCAGACATCCTACTTATTACTTTAAGATAGAACTCGGATCCTGCCTTAGTCAGCAGAAATATAACCTCACCAGTCTGATTGCTTTTTAATTCCATATTTGTTCCAGTCGATACTATTGACTGAAGCAAATCAGAAAAGGCTTGGATATCTATCCCATTGTTTTGTATGAAATCAACAATATCAGCACGGCGCTCAATATGAGCGCTCAAATCACGTAAAATCCCTTCATAGGCGTCCAGCTTTTCAGCTTGGAATGAAAGAATGAATGACCCCGGACGAGCATCAACTGGACGTAACTTGTCCTTGAACCCGCTAAACTCCAGCAAACTGTCATATAACACACTAAAGCTATCACACACATTCGAAACATGGCTTAGCACCAAGTTTCCAGCATTTTTCTTTGAACTTTTTTCTAAATGAATCTCATGTGTTGAGTACTTGATAGCTTCACCGATTCGACCATTCTCTAAAACAGGGACCACAGAACTTATAAACAGTCCTTGAGCTGGCAAAGCATTATCGTAAATGGCTTCAGCACCTTTAACACTCCATGTAGGGGTAACATCCCTATCATAGGGGGCGCGTACTTCATAGAAAAATGATTGTTCCTGATCAACTAAAACTGAACGCAAATCAATTCTTTTTCTTTCAATTAACTCCAATCGTGTTGGAGATACTGGGATAACATACCAGCTATCAGCATCATCATCCTCACCAATCCAATAAATAACAAATAATGAACTAACTTCATTTTCTGCTGAAAAGAAACGAGGCTCTTCGAAAAACTCATACACCCTTTTATAGCGTAGAGTTCCCATCATTGTATTAGGCAGAAAAACGTTACTCATACGCCTTCTCCTAAACAAGAAAAATACTCATGGATAGAACTATTTACCCTAAGCCATATCGTATAGTGAGCAGGATCTGCAAAAGTCTTTTTCATAACCCCCATGAATGGCATTACGTTACCCCTAGCGACAGTACGATCACCTAATGCCGCCGGAAACTTAGCCTTTGCATCTGTTGCACCTCTTTCTTCAGAAAAAAAAGAGGTGCCATACACACACTTAAGAGCTTCACCACGACACTTTTTATGTCTATTTGGATACTCTTCATGGGTAGAAAGGAAACAATTTGGCGTCGGGGGGTTAGCTCTAACCAAACGATAAAACTCACCCTCGGCATCTTCAGCTGTTCTTGGAGGAACACCATTTGGATAAAAATCAGGCCAAGTTTGTTCGGCTAGCTCCGCTGCAACTTCTGACATAACATAATTCCGTGTAGTCATAAAAAAACTGCCAACACGATAACAATTTATTTTAATAGGGAAACGGCTGTTGGCATCAGTTGCAATATAGCAAAGGTTTATAAAATGTGAATCTTTAAATATTAAAACCGCACGTCAGGTCCCACGCATTTTCTTAGCTCTAATCCTCAAATCAGCTCAAGACCACGTATACTATTCAACTGATTGTTCGCCTTTTCAATGGCCGACAATAGTGGCCTAATCCACAGAACAGCCTGACAATACGTTATCGAGCTGGTGGCAGTGGCGGTACTACCATCTGAGTTAGCGCCGCTGGTATTGGCGTGCAAGGCTGTGTCACGTAAACGGTACGTGTACCCGAGCAACCCGCTAGCAATATCAGCAGGGATAAGCAGGTCACAGGTCGGCTCTTTCTCAATAATCCTGCGGTATTCAATTTCTTTCTCCTGCGTCTTGGCTTGGACTGTCACTCCATACTGACCCGCTGCTGCCGCTATCTGATTAAAACGGTTGAACTGCAAAGACTGCCCAGCAATGATCGAGGCTTGTCCATCAACCTCCCCCTGCAGACGCTCAGTTGCTTTTGTTTGTTCTTGGTATTTATCGCGATAATGGCTAGCTATTTTCCCAGCAGCGACCAACGCCACAAGCAACAGACCTATTGCCATCATTCGCCAACTGAAATTGATATTCATACCAACAGCGCCGCCCGCGCTTTGTTGTAACGAACCTTGCGATCATCAATACCGTTCAACCCGCCATTGATAATCTGCGTCACTCGATAAACGTCAGCACCATAGGCCATGCAGCCTTTTGATGTGTAGAACCACGCCGCCGAACGTGCAGCTTGTAGCTCTAGCTCGAGCAATTCTGGCTTAGTCACCAAATCAAGCTTTAGCGCTGCGCCACATGCGCGATAGTTATCAAGTCCGGTAATCTGGATAAGGCCGCGGCCTCGATACTTCCAACCATCGCCGGAGGCTTTATTACCTAAGCGACTGGCATAAACCAGATTAGCGATGGCATCTTGTCGCGCTGGTTGCTGCGTCGTTCTGCCAAGGGCATTGGCCTGCTGCTGAGTAATACGCTTACCAAATACAGTAACCAAAGCACCCGGTGTGTAATTCAGTGATTCAACAACCTGCCGAAACCCACCAGACTCATGACCCACCTGAGCAATAAACATCGCCTGATCGGTTGCCGCTGTGATACCAAATTCTTTCATTGCTGCATCGATGTGCGGAAACCAGCGCGCAGCTAATCCGGCGCTAATATCAGCCGCCTTTTGAAACTGTTCGAGATCCATGGAATTACCTTACTGTTGAGGAGGGACGCCAGTCTTACTGCCGACAACACGACGTAGAACCGAGCTGAAATAATCAATACCCAAGAAGCCAATAAAGACACTGCCGATATATGCCCACTCTTGATCCCAACTCATTAGCGTAAGCAGGTCTTTAATAAAGAATGCCACCAGTGCGCACATAGCGGCATCCAGAATCCGTCGCCACATCGGAGACTCTCCGTTATATATCCCCCGCAGAATAGCCATTAGACCCGCAATGAATGCGTAACTTCCCTCGCTGCGGTGCTCTGCAATCCATGTCATTAACATGGCCCAGAGCTCGGGGCTTTTGTGCATTTTCATGTTCTCCCCCCATCCACCAGCGCGGTAGGGTTAATTAGTGGAATAGCACCCAGCCGTAACCACTCTCTGCTAGAAAGTGTTTAATGTGTGGATGGTTGTTGGCTGGGCGCTACATATGAAAAAGGCCACCAGAAGGTGGCCTATAAATATAGTTATAGAATTCAGTGAGAATGCTTAGCTCATTATATTATCGATTTTGAGCTAATGATTTTTCACCTGTAATCTCATACAGCTAAGTACTTAATTACTAGATTTGGAGATAAATTATTATATCCTATATGCGAAGTGTTTTACTGGATTAACAAAGGAATCTAAAGGTGAACATATGAGAGTCTTCATGAGCGAATGGCTTATAGGGCTGCAAGCCTCTGCTGCGTCATTAATCTTAATATTGCTATTGTTCTATATTGTGGCTGCCTGAAATAAAACATCAACACAATCGGCTGAGCCATCTCCACTGGTTGAAAGACGCGCACCTGTATTCGGTGCTATATGAAGATGGCTCATGCAGTTGTGCAGCACACCAAACGCTCTGGGTTATCCCTTCTTCGCTGAGTGATGTGCTGATTGCCGTGATGGCTCTTCCCAAACACTTTTCTTACAAACTGATCAGGCACCACGACCCATTGAACGTACCTAATTTATTACAGTGACACAATCATTAACGAAACTTTCGGAATAATCTTTTTAATGGACATTACCAAAAGTAAAGTAGCTCGGCAGTAATAACCTTAGTTAGAAAAATTTGAGGATAGTCATTTGCTAGCAGGCTTTATTTTCAACAAATAATTAATTAGCCTGATAAGTAATGACTTATGGTTATTCATGTTTTTTTGATTTTGGCATTTATACCGCTTAGTTTTAATTTCCAATAAAAAAGATTTAGCTTTAGAAACCCAACCTACTTAATGTCAAATTATCAAAATAAATTAGCTAAGACTCTTCTTACATCAATAAACTTAAGACATAAATAATACCTTTAAAAAAGTTCAACTTTTCAGTTACTTATCATAATACATTAGATTTATTTATAAAATAACGAAAGAGAGTATATCAAAAGCAAAAATAAATAGATCTAAATCAATAAGTTGCTATTCATCCTAGGTTATCAATTACTACCTGTGTTTGATTATACATTAGCATAGATTTTCCCTGATGTTGGCCTATGGCCCCTCTCATCTGAACTTACGGGGATGAGAGGTTTCTTTTTTATTACGTATGGAGTTCCATCGAATGAAAAGTAGTCGATTATTTCTTGTAGCCAACAGCTATGTAAAAGTGGTTTGTTCAGAGCCGGCTAAAATCCTATTGATCAATGAAAAACATTACGACAGATTTTGCCGAGACAGTTGGGCCGACTACCATGGAGGTTTTTTTTGCAACTTCCCAGCTATTGTTGAAGTTCCATACGATGGGATCTGGAATATCGTGATTGATACTCATAGTCATGGAGATACTGAGTCTTCAGTGAGCATAACTATCTTGCCTAATCATGAGTTATTAGAGCAACAAGACGTGATCAAATAGTAATGAAAGTCTATTTACAGGCAATTTTCAAAGTAGGAGTTCAACATCTATCGCAAAGTTGGTCCGCCACCGAGGACTCGAACCTCGCACCTACAACTTATATGGTCATCGGCTCTATCCTGCCGAGCTAGTGGCGGTTAGGACGCGCGGCGCTGTAACGAGCTGATAAATTGGCTTTCACCAATGATAACGACGCTCATCCCTACGCTAGCTCGCTACAGCTAGCGGAATAATAACCATATAAGATAATTCATTACAATAACTAAGCGTTATTTTCGGATAAGTACGACAATGACAATAAAAAAACCCGCACTAGGCGGGGTCAAATGATTGCGAGTGGATAAACGATACAAATTCCCACTATTTAGCCAAATTAAACCAGCTTCGGACAAAATGCAAGTTTTATGTCTTAATTTGTCGCTATCGTTTCCAAACAGTGTCTAACGAGTCACTTCGTTAAACACGCTATCCGCATAACTCTCTTCAATATCACATTTTGCCACCAGCGCCTCAAAGTAAGGCTTCCAATTACGATTCCATGTCCTTTCCTGCAATTCTGGCACCCATGCTGCAATGGCTCTGTAAGCTTTAGAGGCTGGCGTTCGTTTATATCCTCTTCCAGAGCAGCGCTCACACGTTTTATCTATCGGTCGGCCAAGCAGTGCTGACTTCTCTAAATCCCGCACTCTTCCCGTACCATGACAGCGGCAGCGTTGAGATATTTTGCCTTTACCGTTGCAATGCTTGCATAACACACCTACTCGCTCTCGCTTGATAGAAGGAGAGTAAACAACCTCGCCATCGGCGTTCATGATGCCGGGATGTTTCACAACATCTTGGTAGCTATAGATGAGCCCCTCACCTTTGCACTCATCACATTCCGACATTGACGCTGCCGATCGTGCATATTCTTCAAAGGCAAGTTTGGCAAGAAGAACCATGCACTGCCCTAACCGGTTACCTGCAGATTTAACAACCAGTTTCGGCGCATGACGCAAAGCGTACTTGCTTAATTCTTCGACGGTGCGGATCTTATCTTGGGTACTGATACCACTTTTACCGAGGAAAGCCGCCATACCAAAGCTGGCTCTCGCTTCCGCCATGCCCATAGCCGCCATCAGGTCGGTGCCCGTAATGCGATCGGGAGATGTCCCGCCAGACATGCCGGTTATATTCATCCCTTTAGGCCCAAAGTGCTTTAACGCATTTTCGATTTTCATGCACATTCACCCACTAAATTCAGAATGATGTTTTCCGTGATTTTACCAAGATCCATTAAAGGCTCTTTCTCAAATACCCACTTGCACACCTCTACAGCTTCTTCACGGCTAACTGGCCTAATGACTGCAAGCAGACTTTCGAGATATTGCTCACGATCATAAATATGGCTACGGCCACCATTGGCATATTCATAGTCCAGCTCTTTTTCAGCACGGTTACGCAATTGATAGAGCCAATCCCAATATTGAAACTCACGGACAACATCTGAAAGCGTGGCTGGCTCGGGTAATTGAGCAACAAAACCCTTTGATGCCGCTTGACGCTGCTCATCAATTTCGTAGCAACGCTCTCCCTCAACGCAATTATCTGCGATTTCTTCGTCCGTCCAGCCCCAGCAGGATGAGTACACATCCGCTAGCTCACCGGACAACATCAGTTCTTCCGCTGGGGTGTTGCCCAAGGCAGCCTCATAACTGCCAAATACAGCACGTACCTTACTAGCCTCTGCAATAGCCTTTTTCGCCGCGCTTATATAGCCTGCAGGGTTATCCATCGACATGGTGCTAAACGCTATCTGGAACGGAGCCGCACCAGACTTCATCAGATAGTTGCTGTAGTGCTCCTGTGCTTGTTTAGGCGTTATTTTCAGTTTTCGCAGTGCATCTTCTGCTGCTTGCAAATGTGATGGCTCGTTGAGCCTGATAACATCCAACACCCACAAATAAGCATCCGTCTGCTTATGTCCAGTAATAACCCGCTGGGGTGGTAATGGCTTCGTTACCGAAACCTCGGTGCTGTAAGTTGGCTCTGGAATTGTGAATAGGTCTTGATGTACTGGATTATCTTTATGAGACATTATGCGGCCCTCCCCAGCGGCCATTCGAAAACTTGTGCACCATTGATGAGCATATCGTTGAAGTCACCCGATTCCGGCCAGCGGATACTGACTTTTTCAACATCGTTGTTGGATAAAATATTGCGATGCCCACACTCAAAAGCGGCGGCGTGACCTGCCCCGTTTAAATCTGTGTCAGCAAAAATAATGAGATGTTTAACGCCCATAGGCGCTCTGAATCGCTTCATGAGTGACGTGTTCAGCACTGCCCATACATTGCAGCCGTAGATTTGTCGGCACGACAGCGCGGTCTCAATCCCCTCTGCAATACCCAATGTCGATGCAGGTGGAAACATGCGGATTGCCACTGAACCGGCGTGCTCCAAATAGCAGTCCTCTTGTAGCGACAGCATGCGTTTGGCGCTCTCACCCAAACTTGCCTTTTTATCGCCATCCAACAAGGTTCGATGCAAATAACAGAGTGCCCCTTTGTCATCCGTTGCCAGCGAAAATAAGCTTTGGTAGTGCCGTCCGTTAAATGGCTGCTCGAGGCAAAAACGGATGGCATCTGAAGGAAGGGTATTGATCCTGCGATTACGTAGATACATTTCGCCGGTCGTTCCCCTAAGCTCCGCTAGCCCTGAATATTTTCTTGAAACCGCTTCACGCTGTTTCTTCTTGCCACTTTCTATAGGCTGGGATTCGGTGTTGGGCTGATACTCCCGCCCTATAATCGTATCGACCTCAGCAGCAAGTGTTTTGAAATCCTTACCCTGAGTGATGGCAAGCAGCTTCCATCCATCACCCGCGCCGCATTTACATACCCATGTACCGCGCCCATCTTTATCGTCACAACGGAAACTGCCTTTCGACTGACAAGCTGGGCATTTCCCTTTGAAGTGACGTTTACCCGTTACAGGAGGTAAACCATAGTGCTCGAACACCTCTGGCCAGCGCCCGATCACAGCATCAGTGGTTTTGCGATTAGTTTTCATGGCGCCACTGCCTTACGTGCTGCCAAAGACGCACGAACGTTGCTGAGATGATTTGCCGCTTGCTCAATCCCGCTTAACGCAGGCTGGCGTGGCTCTGTACTTTTGGATTTTTCGCGGCCTTTAGCGAAGGCGATTTGCTTCCACTTAATGTAATTGTTGACCTCTGGGGTAATTTCCATTGGGTAATCTTGTAAGCCGTTAGGCCATGTTCCGAACTTGTCCTTGAAAGTATGAGCACACCAGCCGTCAGATACTGGCTTGCCTTGTGCAGCGCGTTGACGCTGATAAAACTTGATTTGCGACCACCAGCTTTGCTTCTGCTGCTTAGTCACAACCTTCTTTTTCCCGCTGATTTGCTTGAGTCCACGGCTCGCATCCGTATCAACATCCTCACCTGCAAGCGGCTTATGTCCGCATTTAGGACACTGGTAAACACCAGCAGGCTTCATGTAATGGCACTGAGAACACTCTTTGGGTAATTTCTCGCGCTTCTCGTTTTCTCGTTCCGATACGGCTGTTTTCATCCCATCGTTTTTAGAGGGAAGTGTGTCGTACTCAATGCTGTCGGGATAACCTAGCCGATGGACAGAACCAGAGTGATCGAATACCAAGCACTTATCTTTGCCCTTGGCAGTACGTAGCCCACGGCCAATAATTTGTAACCAGCGGATCTCGGATTTCGTCGGGCGGGCGTAAATGATGCAACGAACATCACTGTCGAACCCTGCAATCAAAGTGCCAACGCTAACAATGATTTTTGTCGCACCCTGCTCGAATCGGTGGATCATCATCTGGCGTTCGTCGTGTGGGGTTTGGGCTGTCATAACCTCAGCATTTACCCCCGCCTTATTGAACTGGAGAGTGACATAGTTGGCATGATTAACATTGACGCAAAACGCAACTGTCGGGCGATCTTCGCCATGCGAAAGCCAATTACTGACAATATCGCCCACCAGATCAGCGCCACACATAATCTCTGCAACCTCATCCTCTTTGTAGTCGCTGCCGAACTCATCTGAACGAGTGACCTTTACACCTGATAAATCAGGCTTTGTTGGCGCAAAAAACTCGTAGCCACACAACACGCCCGTATCCATCAGCTCTTTAATCGTGGTTGGCTTGATGAGTCGCTGGTAATACTTGCCAAGGAACGGCGCAAAGGGAGTGCCAGACAAGCCGATAACTTTGACATGAGTCTCAGTCGTCAAATACTTGATAACCTCAAGCATCTTTTTGCGGCGAAGATGGGCCTCATCAACAATGAGCAGATCAATGTTTTCTGGAAAATCACGACGGATTAGCGTGTCAGCGGAAGCAATCTGAATCTTGCGCTCAGGCTCATAATTTGGGTGATCACGCCATACATAGCTGATCTCATCCTCTGGCAGGCCATATTGAATAAAACGCTTTGCCGTCTGTGTAACCAGTACGGTATAGGGGCAGGTCATCAGAACGCGCATACCACGTGAAACAAACCCATCAGTGATAAACGCACTCAAGCCAGTTTTGCCGCTCCCTGTAGGGCTGTAAACCATGAACGAGTTGTACTGCTTCCAGTCACGTCGTAACATATCCAGCGCACGCTGCTGCGCTAAGTTAGCAGTGATGTTAAGCATGTTTTACCTCCGCAAGAGCTGGAGCGCGAACACTCGCCAAAGTAACCCGCTCCAGTTTCTTGCACTCTTCCGAGGCTTTCTCAATCTCACCAATAATCATTGGGTACTTACCTCTTCTGTTGAAAATGGCTATGCCAGAGACCAAGCCTTGAATTGTTTTGCACATCTGGTATGACCTCTGATTTGCCGGATTTTTAAGGGATAACCCCTACAGTGATCTTATGTTAGTAAGGAGATCTCCCTCTCTGGCTAAGCCTTCCCTAACACCCCTTTCAAAGATCACCCCCCTTACCCCCCTAGAAAGTTTTCCCCTCTTCCCCAAAACATCTAGACGGCTAAATGTCTGGAAGGTCAATCTCTCTAAGTGGACCTACTGCTTAGCCGCTTGCGGCGGCCGTGATGTGATCCCCTGCATTGCTTGTGCGTGATTTCTCACATATTTGCGAAGCCGTGTGTTCGCTTCACGCCTTGCCTTGTTCTCCTGCCTGAAACCCACTGACTCTGTTTCAAACGTGGCCTGATAAACTTTCGCATACTCCACTGTTGCCTTAGCTCGTACTGACGGCGTTAGCCGCTGTAGTTGCTCGTGTATCCAGTCTCTGTCTGCTTCGCTGAATAGTTCAGGCATCAAACTTATTGGCCGTTTATGATTCACTAGACTTTTCTTACAATTCTTTCTGAATCGTTCTACCTAACATGGCTGATTGTAAAACTTCGTCTTCTGAATATTTGCCGCAAGAAGCTCTTGCTATTGACAAAGCAAATCTCGTTTCTCCAGTGAAATCACTTCTTGGTAAAGTATTATTCTTCTCCCATTTATAGATCTGGCGGACGGTCCGTTTGGTTGCCGCGGCCACATTAATAAAACCCACGTCTCTCAAGATACTAGAAAAGTTACTCATAAGGTTGCCTCAAATTGAACTTAATGTACATAATAAACTGAATCGAATATTCAATCAACTTGATGTAAGGTGTACTCATGGTACAGATAGATAAAATGCGTGAAGAGTTTGCCCATCGGCTAGCGCAGGCCTGCAAAAATGCTGGGCTAGATGATCATGGTCGCGGGATTGCTATTGCCCGAGCTTTGGGGGTTTCGTCTAAGGGAGTGAGTAAGTGGTTCAATGCGGAGTCAATGCCACGACAAGCGAAAATGAATGAACTTGCCAAATTCTTGCGAGTTGATGTCATGTGGCTACAACATGGTTCATCAGGACTTGATCATAATGTAACAAACCCAATTCCTTACTCACGTGGAAATTTATATCCAGTTATTAGCTGGGTAAGCGCTGGAGCATGGGCTGATGCATGTGAACCATACACAATTGATGAAATAGATGAATGGTACGAGTCCGACGCGAAAGTAACTGGGTCTGGCTTTTGGCTAAGAGTTCAGGGGGATTCCATGACAGCCCCATCGGGAATTAGCATCCCTGAAGGGACACTTGTGCTGATCGATACAGGTAGAGAACCAATAAATGGAAGTTTGGTTATCGCAAAATTAACTGATGCCAATGAAGCCACATTCAAAAAACTTATCTTCGACGGCGGTAGTAAATATCTCAAGGGGTTGAATCCCATATGGCCTCTTATTCCCATCAACGGAAACTGTAAGATCATTGGTGTAGCCATAGAGACAAAGCTACGCTTAGTTTAAACGTTAAAAACCGCTAATCAGCGGTTTTTTTATCAGAACATTCACATTCTTTTCTCCCACCCAGTTCACCATCCTTCTTCCATTTGTTAAAAAACTCAGCAGAAATTTTTTATTTCTAAATATCAATAGCATAACTAAAAGTTCACTTTAAATTGAACATTTTGGACATTTTAATCTTGACCAATAATGTATGTTTAGTTCAGTATTGGGTCATAACGAACTCGGAGGATTAAGAATGAACATTTCCTTATCAGCATATATACCAAAGAGTGGCAAACAGGTGTTGCTTAGAAACGTACGCACTAAATCAACTTGGTTGGCTAGCTTTAATTATATTACTGGTCGTTACCATTTCCAGCCTGTAGGGAATGTAAAGGCAATTAAGCGTGAGTTTGAAAGCACTCGCATGCCATGCGAATTTGAACCTGCAGGAACAAGATAAATGAGAAATTATTCATCTAAAGATATTGTGGCAATCACTAGACTGAAGTCATATGACCGTATGGTTATTAGAACTAAGCCCGGTGTATATGCAGAATTCCCTATTGTTGATAATAAAAACGGCCTCTTTCGTGCATGGTTTCGTTGCAATGAAGGTATTACTGCCTATGAATTACAAACTGCTGATGATGGTGAAATTACGTGTTACGGGATCTACAAACATGAAGATGGCATCGCTTATCTGATTAATTCATTCTCAAATATAAATGAAGTTAATGCAGATGGTTTAAGTGTCATTATGGCGCACTTCCCTTACTTGCCGGATAAGTTAGGTGTAAGCTTTAAATACACACTAATGATGAATACAGATCCACCATATAATTTCGAATTTTATGTAAGAGTGAAAAAAGGCTTTTATTTAGTTTCAAAAATATCTGACATAAACAACATGTCAAAAGTAGAAAAAGTAAATATCAATAAATTTCCTAATGCAATGATTAGCCTGAACACTCTATTAAGCAAGAACTACGCACCAACGCTATAGCAAAGTGGGGAACTATGAATATCAATCTTGCAACAATAGCAAAGCTCCGTAGCCTCCACGAAGAAACGTCAAATTTGTTTGGGCTGGCTGCTACCCTGCATGAAATAGCTGACGAAAAGCTGGACGCAGATTATCTAAATTTTGTTGGTTCTCTAGGCGCTCTACGCCAAGGGATACTAAAACTTAGCACAGCTCTATATGAATTAAATGAAGAGGTATCCAAGCATGAGTGACTTACAATACTTATCAACTAACTCAGTAAATTTAGCATCCAACATCATTTCATGCATTAAGGGGATTAGAAATTCAGATGATGATCATGATGCTGAAGTGCAACAATCAATGGCCCTAACTTTTGCAATTGAGCTAGAGCATAATCTAATAAAGCTTGATGAACACCTAATTAATACTAGCTACGGTAAAGTAAGTGATAGTGGGTGTATAGACAAAGCGCTAGAAGTTGGCTGTATGTTGGGGCAAATAAGAACTGTTTTATCCTGCGCGCTTGAAGGTATTACTGACTCTGATATGGCAGGATTAATCGGCGGAGCGATCACTATTACCAACACCGCACAAGAAACACTTAAAAGTTAATTTATTAATTAAGCAAAAAAAATAATTACATCCTAATGGCTGGGGCTAACTGCACCTAAATTTTATAATGAGGAATATGTGAACTATCAACAAAAGATTGCTCAATATAGAAAATATCTCGTTGATGCCAAGATTAATGCAATGCTGCGAAAAACAAATAGTCATTGCACAATTGTTACCTTAGGGGATGGCTCTATGCGTACAGTTGAGTTATCAGAATCAACATTAAGCAAGGGACTAGAAATATTTTTTGAGCTTCCCGCGCTAGATTTCAATAAACGTTCCGAAGCCGAACCAATGATTTTAGAAAGCTATAAGTCACTTTTGAAAAAAGGTAATGACAAACTGAATGATGAAGGCCATGAATTCATGAATAACCTCGTCAAGAACATTGCTGAATTAGCCAACGAACGCGGCTTATTTAATAAGGAATAAGCATTGTGAAAAATAAAATGTCACTAGAGCAAATGGTCGAATATATGAAGAGCAGTAACTCTAATATCCCTGACTGGCTTCTTGATATTAATCGCTTGAATTCAGGAGCGGAGTTATCACGCGATGAAATGCTGGAATATGCAGAGTGCTTCTGCTCACAGGCTCGTTCCGTTGAAGCGCTAACCTATTTAATCGAATGCGAGAAGCGTTTCGGTCTGGCAGCTAATGGCGGGCGCATCTTTGTTTACGGCAACGTCATTATTCAAATAGACAAGCGTGTGATCGAAGTGCTCCTGCAATACCAGATAGAGTCCGTAATTTTAGAAAGGGATTCAGCCGATCGCTACATATCTGTCATGCAGTTTTATCTAGACGATCGACAGAAGCGCCAGCAGGAAGGATCTACATGGATGATTGATTTCATTGATGAGGTTCTTATTTCCGGTTCGAAATCTTTAATCAGCGGTGAAATTCCACCAGCTAAAGAAATGCACTGAGGGGAGCGGCAATGAATGGCACAACAGAAATAGCTAGCAACTATAAAGCACAGATTCCCCTCACGTTGGAGAACGGAAAAATCATCAGTGAGCGATTATTGCGCGATGGAGAGATGGTACTCACGTTACCAAGTTTTATAGAACTGGCAGAGATGGCTGGTTATCAAATTATCTGTGGCACAAGTGAGGCGAACAATGGCTAAGAAAACTGAGCTGGTGGCTGTTGAAGCCAAAGACCTGAAAGTTATTGAGTATCGTGGGCTGCGCATAGTAACCACCGAGCAAATGGCTGCGGGATATGGCACTGATGTCACCAATATCAAAATGAACTATTCGCGTAATGCTGATCGCTTCGTAGAGGGGAAACATTTCTTCAAAGTCACCGGCAAAGAATTAGCAAATTTGCGGGTATCTTTTAGTTACCTGCAAATCTCTACCAAAACACGCTCTCTGATGCTGTGGACAGAGCGCGGCGCGGCCAACCACGCCAAGATGCTGGAAACCGATCAGGCGTGGGGATACCACGAAGACTTGGTTGAGTTCTACTTTACCCAGCGTAGTGCGATTGCTGCACCTACCGCGATCGGACGTAAAGAACTAGCGCTGATGGTTATCGAAGCCGAGGAACGAGCCGAGGCAGCCGCACTTGAGAATAAAACTTTAAACGCCACCGTGGAAAGCTTAGCGAAACACTTCACTAAAGGCATGACGATCCCTGCTTTCTGCAAGGCTCTAAACGGCGTCAACGTAAGCAAAATGTCATGGTGGGCTTTTCAACGCAACTGGTTATACAACGCCCAGCGAGATCCTGAAAAGCCCCCGAAGTGGCGTGTTGCCTCTTACGCCCGCGATAAATATCTGACTGAAGATGAAACACAGATTACACCGCATGGGGCGGACGAGTTTACCCGATTTACACCAGTACTACTGGAGAATGGTTGTCACCGACTTTACCGGTTGTATATGAAAGGTGAACTGCCAATGAAAAAGACATGGAACGGCGAGTTTAGTCACGACAAAGCCATTTACACACCGGAGGCCAAATAATGCTTATTCCAACTGACATTCTTCGTGCCGCTCTGTGCTGTGTGGCTGCCGAGAACGAACAACGCACTTACCTGCAAGGGGTGTACATCACCCCAACGCATATTAAAGCGACTAATGGGCGTGCTGCTGTAATGATGGAACATGGCGCTGATACTGAAATTGACGCTGTATTCCTCGTTGGTGGGGTTATTCCGGATGATGCCGAGGGAACACTAATCACACAGACGAATGGTGAATGGTACGCCGCGCACATGAGCGATGATGAAACAATAATCGGTTATAGCAAGCTCAAACTCGTTGCCGGTCGCTACCCTGACTTTGCCAAGCTGTTGCCTGAGAAGCCAGAACCTTGGACCGAGTTCCCGATGTTTGCAGCCCAACTGCTGGCGTTGCCTTATTTAATGTTTCGTAGCTGGTTTGGCCCCGTCAAATTCAAACCTTATGGCAAGACGGCGCCATGCCAACTGATTTTAGATCCGGTGACCAATCACCTATATGGCAACCCGTTTCTAGTGATCATGCCGTTGCACGATAACGCCTTCGAACTATGTGCTGAGGTGCTAAATGAAGATTGATTATCAAGACCACGGTGTCATTGCAACGATCACAGTGACCAGTACTGCCTTTGAATTCCGCCGTCATAACCGTGTAGTCGATGCCGCATTATTTGCGGCTAATGTTAAAACTTATCGCTCGGGTCTCTTCTTTATGAAGTCGGTCATATCAGGCAAAACCGCTGTTGTGATGCGCGCCTATAAAGCTGTTATGCGGGAGGTCTAGTGATGAATAGCAATATGTTTGAACTCACGAAGACAATCAAGGCCGCAGTGTCTGGTGGCTCATCTGGCATCACCGACGCTATTTTTGCTGCAGGATATCGAAAGCCTGATCGCAGTGTTGAAGATGCCGTGATGCTCACCATTGAAACGCTAGCAGGGTTTGAAGGTGCAGACATTCCTTGGGAGCAATGGCCAAAGAGCCTTGATGGGATTTTAGTTAACGAATTGAACGAGCTGATTGAGGTGGAATGTCACAACGCAGATGGATCAGCAGCCCATATAGCAAAAGCAGTGTTGAGTGCTGGTTATCGTAAGGTAGGTGAATAATGCCAGTGTATTGCATTGCTAATGTAATGGGGGCGCAACGTTTTACAGGTTCGATTCCCGGCACGGAGATGAAACCATGACACACAACATGAGCCCGGACTCACTAGTTGATCTGAAATTCATCAAAGCGGACACTGGGTTTGGTAAAACCTTCATTTATGACCGAGTGAAGGATGGAACCTTGGCTAAACCAGAGAAGATTCATGGTCGCTCGCGCTGGCGCTATAGTGACCTTTGCGAATTCAAGAGCCGCCTCCTGTCTCGCTCAGATGGGTAAAATTATGGGTAAATAATTTTACCCATAGATTAAAACTTATATATATCAATAACCTGAATATTAACTTCGAAGTATGCAGTGGACACCATACTGAGTTTTATCCCCCTTTGAATCACCCATCATCTCGTCAGCGCCAAAACCCCACCGCGTAACCTACGTTGATTCATGACAAATGCGTGTACTTTCGGTAGAAAGTCCTCAAAGAATCACGCGCAAATAAAGATATAAAGCTAGGTATTCATCTTTAGCCCCGCCCTCACATTCAGACCGTAACTCCCTCCCTCATGTACAATCATTCTTCCAACAGCAACACTTTATTAACAACGACCCATTGCATTGATCTTATCAACTTCGCCCAATCTCTCCCCTATCCCCAAAGCAGTGCAGGTAACACATCCACCGTCTCCATGTTTGAACACCAATCAGCGCTATTTTTATCACTATTCCCTCCTTTATAACGGCCTCCATAACTGACAAAACATGACTTCCACAAATAGAAATCACCAATCCCACACTTATAATAATGAAATATAACGCCAAAAAATAAAATATTGTCAGTTCATTAAGCTATAAATTTAAAGTTTACAGTTATAAATATCAATTATATCTATGTCGCCAGTATACTTTATTCAAGAAAATCGCCGCCTATGACAAACAACAGTAACTGTGTCGTTTCTGACTTCCTAATAAAAAAGCAGTACAGGCGAACACGGAAATGAGAAGGCATGGCAACGTTGATTATTTATTCCGAGAACGAAAAAAAGCAGTCAAGCAACGGCAAGTTAATGCTGTCTTTCAGTATTAAGGCATCAGGCTAAGCCATATTTACAGCGCCGATAAAGATAGCAAGCTAATAATAATTTTGATGCCTAGTGCGTTAAAGAGAAATGTCAGCATGACTCTATTTGGGTTGAAATTTCATCTATAGCGGATGCAGCCATGAGTAAAAATCAGATTCAGGCCCGTAGATATAGAGCTGATACAAGGTTATTTCTATCGCCAACCTATATAGGTTCAACGTTTGATTTTGGATAAGAATATAAAATGCTCATCAATAATGAAAAACGAAACAGAAAAGTTTCAATCATCACAGATAATGAATACCTGAAATTAGGCTTGCTTTCTATACTTAGTGAGCTAGATCCCAAAAGCTTTGTAGGAAATGCTATTTTTATTGACGTTGATAGTTTGAAGCTGATGTCAGACTTTGGCACTTTGCTAAAAAATGCCTATGCCAATCGCGCCTCCGTGATTCTTATCTGTGCAGGGGGAGATATGTCTATGGTATTGGAACGACTTCCTCACATCGATATTAACGAAAAACTCTCTCTATGGCCTCGAGATATCACGACGTTGCTTAGATCAAACCTGACCTATTATTTCATTAAGGAATTTAATGATCTGATTTGTGTCAAAAAACTCGGGGCAATGAAAATGGCCATCATTCTTATGGTCAATAAAGGGTGGACATTTAGCCTTATCGCCAGAACATTGAAGATCTCACATAAAACGCTTTATCGCTACACCGGGGGATTGGTTTCTTATTTTAATGTTAAAAACATTAATTTTTTATTTTATTTTCTTAGGTCACGTTTTCCACCGTCCTATTTTGACTCCCGTTTAACTGACTATTCGCCAAGAGCACCGCTACTGTCTTTTGTAGCCGGAAAGGTTTTGGCTAAAGGTCAAGCAAGAATAACAACGCAGTTAACTCAGCCGTAGCCCATACAGGCACATTTAATAATGATTTTTTCATGATGTAATTAAGGAGCTAGTTTATATGAACATGGGTTCATCAAAGTTTTTGATCTTGGGATCAATCTGTCTGCTGGCGGCATGCTCATCCCAGCCAGCAAAGAAGCCTCAGGGCAACAACCATACAACGGCTGCAGCAACTACTGGATATAAAAATACTAGTACCCCTGCAGATAACTATATTGCAAAACGAACTGCAACACTGACAGGTATAACGCTGGCTTCAACAAACAACATCTGTGTTGACCACTTTAATTTCTTAAGAGAAGTACAGTCTAATCAATATCAGAAATACACTAAAGATTATGGCGATATTGGCAAGGGATACCGTTTTTTGAATGTAAACAAAAACATTATGGATAACGATGCAAAACAAGTTTACACCATGATGCTTGAAATGAAATTAGACACCTTGTGTTCAAAAGTTCAATACACCGGATATTCAGTAGTAAAAGATAAAATAAAAGAGCTCTCTAGCATTTAATTACACATTTAAGCTATTTCAAGCCAGAGCCCCTTCTTTTATGAAGATGGGCTCTTTGTGTGCTTCATAATATTTTACATTGGTATTCGTTATGAGAAAAATAATTTCACCAAGAGGTATGAAAATTACCTCGTGGGGGATAATCATTATTCAAGCTCTTACACCATTGTTAATTTCAGCCAGTTCTGTCGCCAGAGCTAATGAATATCGCAATATGGAAGAGACTATTTTGGGGATGCAATCGGTAGTTGACGGGAGTGCTCCTACAGCGAGCCAGCCATCTTCACCTTTATTGCCCCCAAAAAAGCAGCAGGCCCCCACATTAATCTCAACGCCTGAGTTCCAATCTTATCTTAACCCAGAGATGGCTCTCCCTACGCCCTCTCCCGAGACTTCAACGCCTAATTTGCCTTCCCTTGGTAGCGAGTCTATTTCATCTTCGTCAGCAAACGAACCAGCGCCAGATCTCACTGGTAACGCGATGCAGGCAGGACAAATTTTATCGAGTGATAATGTCACCAATGCATCTATTAATTATGCAAAAAGCATTGGCGAAGGATTAATTAACCAACAGATTAATGACTGGTTGAATCAGAAAGGTACTGCACGTTTCAGCGCGGGCTCTGATCAAAAAATTTCAGGGGACTTGTTACTCCCCATTATTGGGAACACAGATAGTTTACTCTTCACGCAGCTCGGCTTGCATAGTAATGAAGATAGAAATACGGCCAACGTTGGTATGGGCTATCGCCAATATATTGGCGACTGGATGTATGGAATCAACACCTTTTACGATTATGACTATACGGGCAAAAATGCGCGTTTAGGCGTCGGTGGTGAAGCTTGGACGGATTATCTAAAACTGGCGGTGAATGGCTACTACGGCCTAACCGACTGGCATCAGTCCCGCCTGTCTGCAATGAAAGACTATGATGAACGCCCTGCCAATGGGTTTGACCTGCGTGCTGAGGCTTATTTACCGTCATATCCTCAATTAGGCGCCAACCTTAAATATGAACAGTATTTTGGTAAAGGTATTGATCTGGGCACCGGCACACATCCTGACGACTTAAAGGATAATCCAAAAGCACTGACCTTCGGCTTAAACTATACGCCAATCCCACTGGTTACTCTGAAAGGCGAGCACTCCGTGGGTGATAAAGACGATAGCCGTATTGGGATCGACGTTAATTATCGGTTTGGTGTGCCATGGGCTCGACAGATCAGCGCCGACTCGGTTGATGCATTGCGTAGCCTAATGGGCAGCATGTACGAATTTGTCGATCGTAACTATGAAATCGTGATGCAATACCGTAAGCAGGATCTGCTGCGAATCTCATTGCCAAATACGGTCACGGCCAAAGCCGCAGAAACCATAACGCTACCGCTCACCGTATCTAAAGCCAAGTATGGTCTGAAGGACGTCGAGTGGACGGCTTCTGCGGAATTTCTCGCTAACGGTGGTACATTCCGCGAGCTGTCGCTCACCCAGTTAGAAGTCACTTTACCGCCATACGTGTACACCAAACGCGCTAACGCCGCGCAGGAATACGTCATTAAAGCGGTTGGCGTCGACAACAACGGTAATAATTCCAATACCGCAGCGACGACAATTAAAGTTGAACCTTCTAAAAATATCATCAGCGATTTAACGATTACGCCATCAGGCTCAGTACCGGCTAACGACGCTGACTATTTCACCGTGACAGCCTCGGTGCTTGATGAACATAGCCAGCCGATGACGGCACAGCCTATCAAGTTTGATATTGATAACATGAAAGGCGAAGATGGTCGTTCGGCAGCAACGTTATTTAAAGATGGCAACACCAACAGCCAAGCCCTGACGGTTAACACCGATAGCCGAGGTAAAGCCACGGTTTACGTTCGTAGTAAACTGGCTAAGCAAGGTGTGGTTACTGCCACAATGAACAACGGTAACTATAAATCAGGCCAGGTTGACTTTATTGCTGATGCCGCTACAGCACAAATCAGCGCGCTGGATATCATCAAAAACAAGGCACTCGCAGATGGGCAAAGCTCAAACAAACTGCAAGTGACCGTAAAAGATATCCATGGCAACCCACTCGCCAATTCACAGGTTGATTTAAGCGCCACAAACGGTGCAACTATCGTCAATGGTTCAACGGTGATGACTGATGCCGAAGGTCAGGCCATTCTGTTAGTAACCAATACAACGATTGGTGATAGCACAATCACGGCACGAATCAACGGGAGTTCTAAAACTCAGGTTGTTACCTTCGTTGCAGATAAATCGACATCTACCATTACCCAGGGCGATCTCACCGCAACGCAGGATGCCGTCGCAAACGGAACGGATACTAACCTAGTCACAGCAAAAGTTACCGACGCCAATGCGAACACGGTCTCCGATGTCACGGTTCATTTTACCGTCAGCAACGGTGCCAAAATTATCACCGTCAAAGGTGTGACCGGCGATGACGGCCTTGCAACCGCCAAAGTGACAAGCCTCAAGGCGGATACCTACACCGTTACCGCTCGGATTCAGGAATCAGGAAACAGCGCTCAGACCAACACGCGCTTCATTCCCGATAGTTCAACAGCCACCATCATTGATAGCAATCTGAATATCAACCCCAATGGCGCTCTAGCTGACGGTGTTGATACCGATGCAGTTGAAGCTATTGTAACCGATGCCAACGGCAACCTCGTCCCCAACGCCAGCGTTAACTTTGTTGTTGCAACAGGTGCCACGATTACCACCGTTATCGGCACCACGGGTACAGATGGCAAAGCAACAGCAACGGTGACGAGTACCACTGCAGGCAAATATAAGGTCACCGCCACCGTCAGCGGCCGTTCAGCCAGCAAAGACGCAATATTTGTTGCTGATAATGGAACCGCGGCCATCGTTGCAGGAAATCTGAAGGTTACTGCTGATAACGCATTAGCCAACGGCACTGCAACCAATGCTGTCCAAGCTAAAGTCACGGATGCGAACGGTAACGTGGTGCCGAATGTGGCTGTAAGCTTTAGCGCCAATAATGGTGCAACCGTCACTACAGCGTCAGCGATCACTAACGAAAGTGGCCTTGCTACGACAACGCTGAGTAATACCACATCAGGGGTCACCAACGTCGTTGCGGCTATTAACGGCACCAGCCAGAATGTGAATACTAACTTCACACCTGATGGCTCAACGGCAACGATCGTCAAAGGTGATTTACAGGTCACACAAAACGATGCCACAGCCAATGGGAGCGATACTAACGCAGTTCAAGCCAAGGTTACCGATGCCAATGGCAACGTAGTACCGAATGCTACCGTCACCTTCAGCGCTAACCACGGCGCGACAGTGACCACTGAGTCTGTCACAACCAACCCACAAGGACTTGCCAGCACCACATTAACCAACACGCAATCCGGTACGACTCAGGTTACGGCAACCGTTAACAGTCATAGTCAGCAAGTAGACACTAACTTTGTAGCAGATGGCTCAACGGCAACCATCACCAAAGCTAACCTCGTTGTGACTTCTGATAACGCTAAGGCAGATGGCCATGCAACCAACGCGGTTCAAGCTAAAGTCACCGATGCCAACGGCAACTTAGTCCCTAATGCAGTCGTCAGTTTCACCGCAGATAATGGTGCAACGATCGTCAACGCGTCAGTGACAACGGGTTCTGATGGCTTAGCGAGCACCACGTTGACCAATATCCAAACAGGGATAGCCAAGGTCACCGCCACCATTAATAGCCATAGCCAAACCGTCGACACCACCTTTAAGGCTGATGACGGGACAGCAACGATTATCAGTGGTAATTTGACGATCACGACTGACAACGCCAAAGCCAACGGCACCGCAACCAACGCCGTTCAGGCCAAGGTGACCGATGCTAACGGCAACGTGGTGCCTAATGTGACAGTCGCCTTCGCCGCCAATAACGGCGCGACAGTCACCACCGCGTCAGCCAACACCGATGAAAATGGCTTAGCCGCGACAACGCTGACCAACATCACCGCCGGTATCAGTAAGGTCACCGCCACCATTAACGGTAACAGCCAAACCGTCGACACCACCTTTGTGGCCGACGACGGCACGGCGACCATTATCGCTGGCGCCCTGACGGTCACGGCTGACAACGCCAAAGCTAACGGTACCGCAACCAACGCCGTTCAGGCCAAGGTGACCGATGCTAACGGCAACGTGGTGCCTAATGTGGCAGTCACCTTCGCCGC